GTAGCCATTATTTAATATTTTTAAAAAGTTTTAATCAATTTTTTGGAAAACTATTGTATATTTTCCACGTTTAATATTTTACTTAACTGAATTTCGTAGTCGGAGGCATCACCAATGTTGGCTTTGTATATTAAAGAAGCAATGTCACCAATGTCTTTATACGCATAATCTCTCAACTCTAATCCTTGATCTTTTGTCTGTTTTTTACCATTCCAATCTATGTAGAACTTTTCCTCTTTCATTGATGGGGCATGTACTTCTTGTGGTCTTCTATAATAGTCTACTATCAATTCGTCTATTTTAAAATCACCTTCGTGCCATACATATAATCCTTTTGCCCCTTCATCTGCGATTGCGTGTTCCCACTGATAAGATGATTTCCAATAAGGACTTTTCCTTGCATTGTTTATATCATCCGATTGAAACATTAAAACAGGTATCTCTTTTGTACCACAATGTTCTTTTGAAACTAAAGCTCTTTGTCTAAGAATTGTATAAGATTTCTCTGGGATTTCAAAGATTGTATAATGCTTTTCGTCCCGGAGATTTTTCAAAGAAACTTCTTTCTCTTCTAAACTTCTCAATATATTCCTAACAGAAGAGTTTGTTTCAGCTATCTTAACTTTATTCTCAAAGTATATTTCTATAGCTTCATTAATAACCGCCAGCTTGTCCTCTAGTCTCAATCGTTGATTATCTTGACTTAAAAATCTGTCAAACCTTCTATCAAAATCTATTACTAACCTACTAGCAGGTATCATTATCCTTTCACTTTTGTAATAATCTCTCCGTAAATGTCGCTATTATCTGACTTAGTTAAAAACTCCTCTATTGCGTTCTTGTTACTTCCTAACTTTAACTCTCCATAAAAGTATTGACCGCTACCGTCTTTGTTGATAATATTCTTACTCAAAGCTTCTGCTATCAAACCTTTAAGATTTAACGTTGCAGTTTTTGCTTCCATTAATCGAATAAACGTTTCAATGTTATTTTCAGAAGAACCTTTAGGGTACATATGTTTCTTATCTGTAATCAAAGCCATCAATGAACTTCTAACAATTTTTGGTTCTGGGTTTTTAATTAACCAACCCATTGCTCTCAATACAGAAGTCAACTTTTCAAGATTGTCTTCGTTTGATGTTAATAGTTTCATTGCAACATAGGTTTCATCTAACTCTTGTGATTTCTCACTCATGTCTTCTGTTATCTTTGATACCGTATATTGTACTCTTGATGCTAAGGATGGTGCTATCTTATCGCCCGCAAATCTAAACCTAGAGTCGGCTTTGAAACACTTAATCCAAAACTTCTGTAAAGGATCATCGTCGTCTAAACTAGTACCAGAACTCTCCAATCGGATAAACAAATCAGCATGTTTCCAGAAAGGAGCGTTAGGGTTTTTCAAAGGGGCGTTTGTTATAACATTACCGTTCTTATCATAAAACCCTATCTCCGCAACTATTTCGTCTAATTCTTTCTGTGTAGCATCAATTATGAAAGCGTTCTTTCTATAATCTATATGTGGAACATAGTTTCTAACAGTTTTTGGAACGTTAGGTCTAGTGTATTTCATTTGACCTCCTAATTCGTTACCTTCCGCTTTTGATGTTAGAACTGCGTCCTTTATAAAGTTGTTTTTCTTTGTGTAATTTATTATATACCTCATATTTTATTTTTGTTATTTTGTTTTTCTTTATTTATTTTTTCTTATATGAAATTAGGACGATACCATAAAATTGCACTTGGGTCTTTCACAACCAATCCAAACATTGTTTCGTGGATGTAGCCAAAAGCATTCTCTCTACCGTACCCATTATGGAATCTATTACCGTTGTTCAATGTTCCACCTAAAGGACCCCACGTACCAACAGTATAACCCCACTGTTCAGCTTGCTTGTTTTTCATCAAGTAAACATTACTATCTGTACCTGAACCATAACCGTAGTTAAAGATTATAAATTGGTAAGAAGTAATAGGTAAGTTCTTATACTTTCTAGTCTCTACAATTTCAGAATCTAAGAATGGTAAGTAATGTACTCTGATTAAACCAAATGGTTCAATAAATACAGACCTGTATTGCTTAGCACCAATAGATACACCTTTTCTTCCCGGGAATAATCCTTCTTCTCTGTTGTAATTAAGATCTTCTGTTTGAAGTACCCCTGCGACATCAGCTTCTTGACAAGCTTTTTCCCACAACAATAATCCACCAGTACCTGTATAAATATCAACCTCTCGATCGTTTATCTCTACTTTATCATTCCACAAAGTAGGTAAAAATTCTTTGAACAAACCTAAATGGAATGCGTGAATAGGGTAATCATATACATAAGAAGATTCCAAGAACTCAAATAAACCCGGTCCTGACTGTAATTTCTTCTCTGTCATTCCATCAAGGAATCTACTAGAGTATTGCCCCGCAGATCTACCATGAGTCAACCACAAGTCTATTTGACGGTTTGTTTCCGCCATAAACTTCATCTCCAAAGAGTTCCAAAGAACATCTGTGCTTAAAGCATTGTTTACTTGTTGACCAGCTGCTGTTTTATCTTTAGCTCTCAACCTATAGTTCTTAGAAGCCATTTGAGCTTCATCTGTAATCTTCATTTCCCAACCAGCTCTAGTCATCGGAACTTCAAATTCCAAATAAGTATCGCCTTGACCAAAGTGGATATTACCTCTATTGATCGTAGACTCACCGATTAACGAAATCGCTTGATTAAATCTTTCACCAACCTTTAAGTTCTCATTGGTAAAATAATCATTTCTATCATCTGAAAAGATAACAGCTTCGTATAACCAAGCTTCGCCATCTGGAACTGGTTCTGATTTGATCAATATTGGCATCTCTCTAAACGCCTCCATGATCAAAATATCGTTTGGACCAAACCAATCAACATCTAAACCAATTTCGAAAATCAAGTTTCCTTTACCAATTTCGTCTTGACCTTCTGTATAGGTCTTAATAAGGGTTGCTCTTACATCTCCTTCTCCGGCATATAGTCTCCATTGGACAGTTCGAGCAGTAGTGTTAACAATTCTAGCTTCCTTTTCGAAAACTCTCATTAACGTACCATCTCTACCTATAATGTTACCCTTTGCATAAGTTGCAATGTCTCGCCTAGTTGGTTCTAACATTTCATAATCCATAGCGTCTGGAAACACCTCGAAGAATGCTCGTTCATCTACTAGCTTGTTAAAATAATCTGATTGATTAACTTCCTCCTGATATATGAGAAACTTGGACTCTATCGGTCTATTCATTTTGTATAATTTTTAAATTAAGTTCTCTGATTTATCTATGCTCCCAAAGGTTTACTTAATATACCCCTCTCGTTAGCTTCGACTGTTTTTACTTTATTTTGCGTAGTTTTTTTATTTATATTAACTTCTACGTAATCGTTTAATTTATTCATTAATTTCTTTGTGGTCTTTGCTCTCTCATTGTTTTTCAATAAGTTTGTATTACCTAAAATTAATGCAATCTTTTGTTCTAAGTCTTTCTCTACTGATGTTGATGCTTCCATTCTCTTCTTATTATACAAGGTAGTTCTATACCTTTTCCCATCGCTTGCAGTAACTATTTCAGTCTTTTCAAAAAGAGCTTTCTTTAAAAGGTTGATTTCGTCTGGTGTATATTTCACACCACCAATTATCCCCGACTGTAAAGTATCGTTCATTTTTTGTTGATACTCTGTTCTCTGATTTATCCTTGCGGTTTCAGCAGTCTTAACCTTCTCTCGAACAAGTGTTTCTTTTGACAATCTCATGTTTCCTAAATCTGTTTGGGCTTCTTGTATCAAAGCCATCAATTCGGGATCATTCATGTCTGTCTCAACCATTCTCTCAATCCTTGAATCACCCATTTCTTTTAACTTGTAATAACTCTTCAAGAAATTTTGAGCGTTAGTTTCAAATTGAGGATCTTTTTCATCAAATGGAAACTGTGAAAGTTGGGTCAAAACATATATGTCATTTATGTCTTTATCTTGTACACCATAATATTTGAGTTTTACCTCTTCTATCATTTCAGGTGTTAAACCTTCTTCCTCCGCCAATCTTTGTTTTTCCTCCTCTCGGATTTGATTGGTTAGAGATTCTGTTTTATATTGAACATAAGCATTATCTAACTCTTCTTCTGTTATATCGTCTGATATTTCAAAATCTTCTGGTAATGCTCCTTTAGCTTTTAAAGTTTCCGCAGCATACTTTGCTAGGTTAGCTTTTATTTTTATATCATGTTCCTCGCCAGAATCTTCACTATCATCACCTTCTACTTCTGGTTGTTCTTCTTCCTCTTCTTCTTCTACTTTCGGTTCACCTCTTTGTGGAACTTCATCGGTTCTGATAAAATCGTCTTGTTCTAAACCTTCGTCTAAATCAAGTCTATCATTTTCACGATCGTCAATAATGTTAAAAGGGGTTAACTCTTTTCGTTCGATTGTATTCATGTTATGTGTTATTTTTTAATTGCATACCACGGCTGTGGTGCAAAAAGATATACAAATATAAAACAATATTTTGTAAAATCCAAGTAAGTTGGTATAATTATTTGTTTACGTATGGCATTAAGTTGATTTTTTGCTTATTTTCTCTCTAGTTTTCAGCTCTTTTTCAACCAATTCACGCTGTTGTTTCAGTTCTTTGTCTTTAATTTCCAATTCCTGACGTAGACGATTGTTCTCAATTCTCTCTTTACTATCCAAATCTAAAATTGCTTTTTCAATACTGTCGTTAACTTTATTATTATTTATATCGTTAGCGTTAGCCAGTAATAAAGAGTTGTTCTCTGACATTCTTAATTTCACTTCTCGTTCACGTTCGTTCTCTTGTGCTACAAATGCTTGTTGAAGTTCTAATTGTGCCTGTGCAGCCTTCCTTTGCTCTTCTATGACCTCCATCTCTCTTTGGTGAGATTGTTCTACAGCCTTCTTCGCTTGTTTATCTAAATCTTGTAATAAGTCGTGTAACTCATTCATTGATTCAGCTTTCATCAATCTTGACAATTGTGTAGGTGTCATACCATTCTGTAAGAATGTTAACGCCAATTGTCTCATTTGTTGTAATTTCTCCGACTCTCTGAAATCATCAACTACACTTAATTGGAAATTAGAAGAATCTGTCCTGTTGAAATTCTGTTCGTAATGCGCTTTTAAGAAGTCATCTAAGACTGTTGCCTTAACTTCTTCATTATCTTTGTATGCGTGTAAGCATATATGTAGGAATGCGTTTAGAACGCTTTCTTTTATCTCTCTATTTTTGTTGTGGAAGGTGTACATTTGCCTATCCACCCCCTGAACAGCAATTTGAGTGTTTTGATTAGTTGCATATTGAGATACATCACCTAGCTTTTGAGAAGAGTAGTACATTGATGATACTATCTTATTCTCAAAATATTCTAACTGTTGTAGATCATTTGCTATATCGTTATTACGAGATAAGTCTATTGATCTAAATATGGAGGCATCCATTGGGTTTATCCCACCCTCACGGTTAGTAGAAACAATAGCGGTTCTTGCAAGGAATAATGACTTATACCATTGCGCCCAAGTCCACCCTTTAGGTATCATACTTACTGTACCTAAGAATACTTTACCTATGTCAGTAGCTTGGTGTTCTTCCATTTTCTTCATAAGAACATTATACTTATACTGCCAAGGTTTACCTAAGTCTATAAGTGAAGCGTTTCTTACGTTGTTTTGGAAGGTATTATATGTTCCACCGAATATGCTAAGGTTTACATCAAATGGGTCGTTTATGTTAGTGTACTGATATGGTGTAGGTGCTACATCTACGTAAAACTCTTCTCCTAATTTAACACCATGCCATATTTGTGGTATTGCTTTTTTTACCACGTCTATATCTCCTGCGAAGGGGTCTTTTTGATAATGCCCCGCCCGAATAAACGTCTCTAATTTGCCATTTATCATTCTTGTGACAAATGATGCTTCTCTCAACCATCTCCAAGTAATGTATGTTTCTTTTACACCAAAACCTGAATTTCTATTTTGCTCTAAACTAGAATAAATAGCTCTCAACTTTTGTTGACCCTCTCTAGTTCGAATGTTTACATCGTTTTGTATTTCTGGATTATCTGCGAATAAGTCTACTACTCTTCGGTCTATCCCATTCATACTTTTTTGCATACCTCTATCGTTACCTAAATAACTTGGTAACTCTGAATATAGGCTTGCTATCTTCTTTATGTCTTTACCTATAATTTGATGGGAATATTTTGTTATTGTATCCTCAGGGGTTAAATATTGACTATAACTTGCGTATTGACCTTTCTCAACTCTTGTTACATGTTCTGAACCACCCCAATTAAGCCATTTTGGGTTTAACGCTTCTGCATGAGGCATTCCATTGATTATACCTAATCGGTAATATTCTTCTGCGGTAACTACGGCATTTTCCGCCCCAATATCAAACAAAGACTTCATGTTTACATATCGTAAACCTTCTTTTAAAAGAATTTCTGCAACCATCTCGTCAGGAGTGTGCATTCTATCCATTGCATCAAATATCTCTTCTGGTACGTTTTCTTGTAACCTTCTTTCAATATCTGCTTGTCTTTGTTGTTGTTCCTCTATTGTTAAATTAAGCAAGTCTGTTACTTGATTCTCTTGATCATACTGCATCGTTATCTCTTGTAATGCTGGTTGTATGATTGTGTTTTGAAAGAATGATTGTACTCTTTCTAATCTTACTCTTTCTCTATGGTTTCTTGCTTTAGAGGATATATCTCTTATTACTGGTATTAATGGTTTTAAAATGAAATCTGAAACTACTGCTTTAGATACTCTATCTACGATAGGGAAATGGTTTAATTTCCCCGACCCTAAAACAACGTTCTCATTTCCTAACGATAAAGTTATTCCCGAATTGATATTTTGTATGGCTTCCCACCGACCAGAATGCAACTGATAGTTTTCATCCATTCTCATGACTCTTTCGCTAGCAATGGGTTTTACCATGTCGTAATAATCCATCAAATCTCGTGCTAACTGGTTCTCATTAGCTCGTTTTTTTGAATCCGACACCCACAGTGGAAATGATCCATCTTTGTAGATGGGAGAAAGTGATGTTCTACCTTCTGATACTTGTGTGGCGGTCTTAGTATTTAATATATTCATTGTTCGTTGTTAATATGAGAAGGCTGGATTGTCATAATTGATTTCATTCTGATCCCCCCTTAGAAAATTTAAAAATTCATTTTGCTTTTCCTCCTCCTCTTTTTCGTACAGGTCTTGTACTGGTTGTGATATTCTTTGTCGATGATAAACACCAAATATAAATCCTGTAGACATCATATCAAAGTTACCATCTCGTGAATAATAAAGTGCTTCTTCACACAGTCTCATTGATGGTATTTGAGAAACCATTCTTATTGATTCTAATCTTTCTTCACTACCTATTATTGAGTTTTTACTATCTACTTGCGTATTAAATGATTCGTTTAAGAAGACTTCCAAATCGGGTTTCATCCCCGGAACAATTTCTAAACCAATTTCGTATTCTTTCTTACTATTTATCACCATTCCTTTTAAAGCTAAAGAGGGTCTTGGTAAAAAGTAATGATATCTATTTGTCATTCTACCATACCTTCTAACGTCTTTTAAGTTTAACTCTGGCGCTAAAGGTGCATCATAATAGGTGGCTAAAGCAAAAGCCATCTCGTGATCTTTATCTAACCCTCCCTCGCCAATATGTCGACCTATCCATTCAGCAACCATATTTAACTGTACTGCATCTGAATCTTCAAAGTCATAAAACTTCCAAACAGTTACACAAGCCAAAGATGTACCACCATCTTCATCACTAATAGAATCATAACACACTATGTACATGTAGTTATGATGTGTAAGTTTTGGTCTATGTGGTGCAGGATGTTCGTATATTACTATGCTGCCTTTTAAGGCTTCATCTGATCTACCACGTTCATCACCATTCCTTATTATTGGATTTGCTTCATCTATTGGTAAAGGTGTCCATATATTTCTTGTTTTATCTTTGTCAACATATTCTAATTTGCCCGGCTTTGCCAATTTATCCCACAAACCTGTTTCTAAGTCTGTTAGTCGATGTTCTAAAAGAGCTGTTGGAAAACAATTTCCAGAAGCCTGTAAGAACATTTCAGAAGGTATTATTGGATATGAAATTATTTGACCTTCATAATTTTTAGCACCTGTACTCTTCAATTCATTCCGTATAGTCATCTCATCTTGAAAAGCTAACTGAACATTTGTGTTTCCATTCTTATCTTTATAAGTATTGGATCTATAATATGCTGGGATAAATAAACCTATGTTTCCCGGCTTATTAGAAAATATGTCTGGATATGCTGTACAATCGTAAGATGATGGATTATAAAAGGAATCTCTAATACCTTGTATTTTTGTAACGTCACCGCCTGTACCTATGTACACTGTATATCCTGTTTTACTCTCTCTTTTTTGAGAACCAACGTTTTCTGCGTGTACTTCTTTGAAATTCGAAAGTAAACCAGCCTCTTCCACAATCATTCTTCTAGCTCTCTCCCCTACACCAGCTCTTGGGTTATCCTTATATGTTACGTGCCATATTTTAGAACCCGTACCTGTAAAACTTTTTCCACCTTGTTCTTTTACCCTATTGGTTATAAAGTTTCCTGTTTGAAAAGAACCTTCGTATGGTTGATAAAATACCGAATTAATATCATCACAATCTGGGTGAGTTGCTATATTCTTACGCATTAATTCATAAGATTCTTTGAACTTATCCAAAAGTGATTTAGACTTACTCGAATCATATGCACCCACAACAATATTCGATGGATTCTTTTGTTCGAAAAACTCATCTGTTGTTCTTGCAGAACCGAATACAAAGTCGTATTGTATAACACCTATCCCAATAGAATAAGATTTTCCAAAACCTCTACTACCTAAGATTACAATGTTCTTCATGTTGTTTAAGAACATTGGTCTACCTACTGGTGAATCGTATGTTCTATATAAAGCGTCACGCGGACTTATGTATTCTTTATACTCACCATTTGGTTTTCTAAGGTGTGAGTCTTGCTTTTCTAAACTTATTTTTTCAGCATTTTTCAGCTTTGCTATTTTCTTACCTTTGTCGTCAAAGACTTTTCCTTGAAGTTTTCCCAGCGGTAAATAACATGTGTAGTTAGGATCATCTTCAAATCCTGAAAACCCATCACACTCTGTTAGAGCGTAAAACATTAACCATTCTACATCTCGTAAAAGAGGTTTCTCTATTGATTCTCTACCTTCTTCCTCTTCTACTCTTATAAAACCCATATTGACATAGAAGTATAGGTTTCCCGGCATAAACCTCCAACCGCCTTCTTTTGTCTCTTCGTTATAGTCGTGACCCCACTTTCCTCTTATACAATAATCTACTTGTTCTGTCCAATATTCTGTATAAAGATGTTGTTCATACAAAGGGTGATATGATGGGTGATCCCCCACCTTGAAATCACTAATGTCTTGGAGTTGAAACGGTAATATATGTACAGGTGAAAATTGTCTTGCCTCACTCACTATTTATCCTTTTCGGAAAAGCAGACCCGGTTGTTGCTTTCCACTTGTTTTTGCTTTCTCTTCTTCATTTTCAGATTCAAACGCTTCTCTTGATTTTCTTAACTCGTCATATATTTTAGCTAATTTTGTTTGAACATCTGCTTTTAATTTCAAATCTACAGAATCTCTTTCCATCTGTACTAACATTTGATAAGACTTTTCTCTCTCATAATAGTCAGACTTTAGTTTACTCATTGTTTCTTCTGGGTATGAGTCTAAAGTATATTTTATATCTTCGTTGATTATTTCTAATTTGTCAGGGTCGAAAAGAATAGTATAATCATCCTTTAAATAATTAGTATTTATTAACTCTACTCTTTTTTGTTTTAAAAATCTATGGTATGGAGAATCAGGATCTTCTACTAAAAATATTGCCCACCGCAGTTTAGAAGTTAACTCTTCACCGAAAGTCTTTAATAACTTCTGTGAAGAGTTTAAATATCGCCAGTGTGGATTCTGTTC